CTGCCAACTAGCGTTGGTGCCGTTAGTCTGCAGGAAGTAGCCGCCGTAACCTGTCTGGGCTGGAAGCACGGACGTTCCGCCTGTGCCGCCATTGGCGGTCGGCAAAATTCCTTTCACCTGAGATGTGAGGTCTAATTGGGTTTGTGACATGAGCAGATACCTTTGATCAACAAAATCAGTTTACGCCATCGCTGGTTACGTGTGAATTCAATTTTACCAACCCGCTATTGCCTGCAACACATCGCCCGAGATGGGTGCGTTCGTGAAGGTTATTTGTGAACCGGAATACGTGAAGTCATTGCTGCTGCCATTAAGCAGGAGTTGCCCATTACGAAACAGAAGCAGCACGCGGGGCGAAAGCACGGGGAGCGTAAATATCTTATTCGTTCCATCCAATGTTCCTGCCGGGACGCACATCGTTAGATCGCAAAACATGGGAGTCTTTAGTTATGCACAAGGATTCCGCAGGCTGCCCGGTACATACCCATCTGGATATCGCCACCGGCGTAAGTGGGTGAGCCGCTGGTGTAAAGCGTGACGCGACTCATGATGCTGCATTCACCTACCGAGACTCCCGTCACGATACCGGTGGACGCGTCGATCGTGGCAATCGCTGGATTTGTCGAGGCCAGTAAATTGGTAAATCTTGCTCCGCTGCCTCCGCCCGGCTCTGCATAGGTGCTTCCGTCCGAATAGGTCATCGTGACCGTAATCTGCAGTGTTCCGCCGACGGGAATATCTCCGCCTTGCGGACTCATGACCAAGAAGTTTGGATAGGCGGAAGTAAGATTCGGTGCGGGCTGAGGCCAGAAGAGGTTTATATTTGCCAGGGCTTCGACAAAGCTGAAACCTAAATCTCCGGGACGATAGATTTGCTGATCAGCATCGTTGAATCTTCGGTTGGGCGCGAGGTTCAGCGAGAGTAAAGAATTTTCGCAGGTGATCGAGATTTCGCAGGTTTCGCCAGAATCGGTCAGCGTCGGAACGTCGAGTGAGCCGAAGAACACCGGCGACGGATCTGAGATTAGTGCGCCGGTTGAAGTGTTGAAAAATCCCAGCCATACCGTAGCCGTTCCCGCAATGCGCACCTGTCCAACCGCTTCCAAGACAAGCGCCGAAGGAATTCCCGAAAGTGATAACGTGACGTTCTGCGCCTGAATCTTCGTGGTCTGTGGAACAGCTGAGATTTTCCCCAGCCATCCCAAGCCTGTCCAAGCCTGTCCGTAAGGGAAGGTCGAGGCTGGACTGTAAGCGGGTCCGGCGAAGGTTAAGCTGCCAACTCCTCCATAGAGGTAAAGTGTTTCATTGGCGAAAGCGAGTTCGGCAAACAGAATGGGCGCACAGGCTCCCGAGGAAGCAAGCTGAGCGAGAAATGTAGGAGAAAGAGGACGAGGCACGGCGAGTTTTCAACTAGATAGCGCGGGCGGCTTTTGCAGCTTCGATCCAAGCTTGCTTCAATGTGTCGGGAAGCGAAGACCACGAAGCCGGAGTCACGCCGCCGGGTAACCACGGCTGCATCTTGTCGTAAAAGGCTTGGTAACAGGCGTGCCCGGCGGGTTCGTCACGCATTGCCGCGCCCACGTCCATGCGCGGTGTCCGCGGTACTGGCGTCATGGGCATCCTATACATGTACACGGCTAGATCGCCTCTTTCCCCTTGAAGCTGATCGCGTAGATTCGATTACGGTCAATCTTCCATGTTGTCGTGTTTTCCTGCAAGCGGAAAGTTCCCGCACAGTTTGAGGTGATGACGGCTGTTCCATCACTCAGCGTCTCGCGGATGTTCCCGAATATATCGAGCGTCACGTCTCCGCCCGCGCTGGAGTTCGCATTCAGCAGTACTTTGTAAATTCTCTGCGGTCCTCCGGAGGCGGTGACTTGAACGTAATCTCCTGCGACGGCCCAGTTTGTGACACTTGCGGTCGCGCCCCGGATCAGTAATTGATTGGAGCCGTTGAGATTCGAACCGTTTACGACTGGTGCGCCCGTCATCGGTCCCTGTGGAGTTGGACGGTTGTAATCGCCCATCAGGAACGTTCCGAACTTCCCATACATTGCGCCGAGAAACGAGATCCACTGCTCCGCATCCTGATAGGACATGGGCGGCAAATTCACTTCCAGCGTGAACATGTTCCCCGGCCAGAGTTGTTCCTGCTGTCCGAGCGTGAATGGGGAGACAGTTTCGCCCACGACATTCACCATTCCGAGCGTGAAGTCCTGTGGTCCAATTCCAGCAATCTGCGGAGGTGTGAGTGGATAGTTCAAGAGTTGATTCGCAATCGGAAGTTCAAAGATGAGCGCGGCTTGGGTGACATAGAGGCCGCCCGCTGTGAGCGTCGGCACTTCAAAGATCAGGCACTCTTGGGTAGATCGCAGGGCCATGGCTCGGCCCTAGACCGTCTCTTCCTGCCAAGGTTGCGCAGCATCGGCTCCCGCGGCAGTCCACAACGCCGAAGTGTGCGGGTCGTCCGGGACGCAACCTTGCACGAAGGCATAGCTCGATCCCATTACGGCTGAAGCGCCAGAGGCCGTGCTGCCCGAACTTGAAACGCCAACCTCCAGAGTGCGCGGGGCGGAATCATCTTTTCGCGCATAGGCCTGGGCCACGACCATCACGGGCGCGGCGGTAAATCCTGCGCTCGGCACGGTGTAAGCATCTTCGGTTCCGGCGGTCGTACTTGAAACGTAAGTTGTGTCCCCATCTGGCGGGTTGTCATCCACACATTGCCAGTTTGCGGCGGCTCCGTTCGGCGTGAATCCGGTGAAAGCTCCGGCGCCCGAAGGAAGTTTCGTCACCAAGCGGCTGTCGGTTCCAATCGCTGCATTCTGCGTTGAGCCTGTGTTATCCCAGACGCGAACATCGTCGATCATCATGTTGGTTAAGCCGTTGTCGTTGATGTCTCCGTAAGATACTTGGTTGCCATAGGCGTTCGCAGTGGCCTGACAGTGAAGACCTGTTGCATTGAATATTTGGAAGCCGTTGAGCCAAACTTGCGCCGTGGAGGAAGTGCCGTTGATTTCGACTGCGATTTCAATTCCGTACCATAATCCGGTTGCAATGACGCCCGGCCCGGTCTGAATCTGAATCGCGTTGATGTTGCTGTTAATGATGCCGATTGAGCCGGACGGGAAGACCACTAGACTCCACTGAATGCCGCCGTTGTCCCAGACGGCAAAGAAGGGATTGCCTACTGTGCTGCTCCCGCCCAAACCAGCAAAATTGACGGCCAACTTAATGATGAATGTCTGCTGGTTCGATTGCATGTTCTTGCGGACATAAGCGCCGTTAGAAGCAATCTTTATGCCTTGTCCGGGCAAGCCAGCGGGCGGGGCGAAACGGGCGTAAGCGCTGGAATAGCTGATCGTTCCCGTGACGAATTCGTAGAGTTCCGAGGCGTTGGCGTAGGCGTCGAAACCGTCGGTAAATTGGAAAGCCATGTTCTCTTATTCTTCGTGGGCCAAAGGTGTAATGGACTGAGAGTTTAGCAATGTGAAATCATGCTTGGCGCTGGAGGTGTGTGATGAAAACTTGGGTGGTCGCGCTCATTGGTCTCGGAGTGCTTTTCGTCATTTTCGCAATTGTGGGTGCCGCTAACTACGAGCCCGATACAGATCCGGCTGTAATTAAGATGCAGGAGAATAATCAGCGAATCGCTGATAAAGTGCTCGCTGACCTCAATAAGAAAGGCTTCGAAGCCGAAGTGGCACTCATTCAACTGCGCGATGGTCCCGAACAGGCTGATTTATACATCCGCTGTACGCACGGCTACCCTCCGAAGAAAAAAGCTAATCAAGAACTTTGTCGAAACTTGACTGACCGAATTGCACACGAGGACGCTGCTGCAGAAGCCACCATAAAAAAAGAGCAGGCTAACTGGTAAGGTTTCATCGTCCCTGTGGCGTCCGCTTCTGAACTTCCTGCACGGCGGCCATAGTGCGCGCCTGAATAGCCGGTGTCGCCAACGTAATCGCGCGCACGATGCGCTCTCCTACGTCTTCATTCCCTCGCGCGTCGATATTCCAATTGTGGACGGAATCGCCGCCTCCCACTTTCGCCGCTGGCGTTACCGCACTTCCAGTTGGAAGATTCAAGAGTTCGGGTCCTTGTTCGCCAACCCACGCCATTCCGCCCGGCGCATCGTCCGTTCCTGAAGCGAAGAATGAAGTTACTCCGGAGACCGCCCCGCCTCCCCCGCCCGCTGCACCTGTAATTCCGGAAGTGCTGAGAGTTGTCGCTGCGGTCTGTAACAGTCCCGCCGCGGTCACCAGCGTTGTCGCGCCCGTCTGCAATGTCGTAGCGGCTGTCGCAAGCTGTGCCCCGCTGCCCCCACCGAGCATCGAAGGCAGACTTCCAAAAGCAGATTTCGGTAGATTCATGAAATCTGGTAAGCCCGATGCTCCGCCAGTTCCTCCTGCTGATTCACCTTGCCCCGCTCCTTGAGTCTTATTGAATAGTCCGATGACGCTTTTCCCGACGCCCGTACCCTTCACTAGATCAAAAATGCCTGCAATGTCTTTGTTCAGCATGAATTTGAATGCTGACTCCGTCATGCTCCGGAACAGGTCCTCCCATTTTGCCTTGCCGGTGAAAACGGCTTTCGTGAGTTCGTCTTCGAAACCCTTTAGGCCCTGATTCAGTATGTCGAATGCGAACTTGCCAGTTTGCGAGCTTTCAATGTTCAGTTGCAGGAAAAAAGCCTTTACGCCATCCGACGCAGAAGTGGAGTGCGAAAGTAGCTCATCGAGGTTCTTCTGTAATTCTAAAAGGTGCAGTTCTGCCTTGGTTTCTTCAGCTCCGAGCTTTGCCAATGCTGCATTGAAGGCTTCTGTCGCCTGGACCGAATTCTTTAACGCTTCGGGAAGATTTGCAAAGGCTAGTTTCAACTCTTGCAGCTTGAGTTGGTATTCCTCGGTGGGAGTGACGGCATCCTGAAAGGCTGATGCGACGAGCTTATTTTGCGCAAGCGTGTCTTTGCTGAAGGCATCGAACTGGGCCGCTGCTGTGCCGCCGGAACCGAGAGTTGGAATGACTGGCGGGACTGGTTGGGGCAGCGCGAAGCCCGATCCCTTCGGAGTTGTGCTCGTGAACTGTCCGCCGGGCAGCGGCTTCTCCAGAAGTTCCAGCGCTTGCTTGGCTAGAATGTCGCCTTCGAGCTTGATCTTCAGCTCGTCCAGTTTCTTTCCGTAACTGTCGAGTCCTGCGAGAGCCGCGCTCATAGCCAGCGCGGATGCAGCGGAGCGCCCTATCTCTCGGAAGGCGGTATCAGCACTTGAGCGGAAGCCTGCAATCTCCGAATCCAACTTTTTGAATGGGTCCGTTTCCGGTTGCAGTTTTGCGAGCGAACTCGCCATTTCTTTGTGAAGAGCGGCAATCTTCTCCTGTGCTTCTTTGGCTGCCTTCGCCGCGTCGTCTACGTCATCGCGATAGGCTTTCCATTTTGTCTTTTGGATCTCGTCATTTCCTTTCTTGATTTCGTCGAAGAGCGGCTTCATGGCTTCGGCCATTTTGTTGGCGGCGACCTGGGAAGTCTCCATGTCCTTGGCCGCCGTGATCCCCATCATGGTCAGGAGTCCGGTCGCTGCTCCCCCTCCCATCGTTTGTGCGACATCGACAGCCGTACCGCGCCAGCCCTGCTCACTTGCCCGCGCCTGTACGAGCTGGATCTGCGCGACGATTTGTTTCTGGATTTCCGCCGTTTCCTGTTTCAACGATTCCAGATGCGCTCGTTCAAAATCTCCGCCCTTTAGCCCCAGCACGAGCTGGTTGTAGGCATCTTGCATCTCCATCTTGCGACGCAGTCCGGAGAGTATCGCTTCGTCTTGCCGACTCATGCCCTTGGCGACATCTTCCGCGGTTTCGCCCGCCAAACCGAGCATCTGCTTCCAGCCGTCCAGCGCTCCGGTCATTTCGAGGAGCTTCTTTCCCTCCTCAACGACTACTGTGCCAATGGCGAACCCGGCGGAAATGGCGAAAACGCTGGCCAGTGCTCCGCCGAGAATCTGACTCTGACCAATGATCCTGGTGAGCGGACGGCTCAAATGAATTCCTAGTCCCTCATCGAGGAGCCGTAGGGACTCGATACCCTCGCGTGAACTCTGCTTTAGCGCGGCGGACATCTGGCCACTATTCGAGCGCGCGACTTCCGCGGCACGCGCCATGCCCGTCTGAAATTCTGAAAAATCCAGTCCCATCCCAACTGAGAGGGAACCTACATTGCTGTTTGCCATGATTTTCTTTTAGGCTGCTTTGCGGACGCGAGGCTTAGCGGCGCGGCGGTTGTTATTTTGCTGCTTTCGCGTAGCCCAACGCACATTGCCCGGCTCGTAATGGCCGTCATTATTCGGGAAGCGATCGAGACTGTATTCTGGCGCCGGTTTGAGTCCGAGATGTTTCAGGAATTGAGGAAATGATTTAAACAGGAAGCGAATACCCCTGCCTCCGTAGTCAGCAAAGCCCCGATTTGTCTTGAGTGTGCAGCGAGCGATCGCCGAATGGAAAGCGATGTACTCAGGTGTGTGGGAGCGCCCGTGTGTCGTATTTCGAACTCTCGTAACATCTCGTTTCAGGCAGCCGCAACTTCGCGAATGGCGACGCAACAAGCACCCCACTGAGGTTTTAATCTTTTTCCCGCAGTCACACTTGCAGAGCCATACGCGATGATGATGTCCATCCGTGCCGGCAAGACGCAAGGCCACGAGTCGCCCGAAGCGCTTCCCCTTGAGGTTCCTGAAGCCGCGCTGCATTCTAGAGGTTTCGCTGTGAAGACAACCGCAGCTCTTGGTGTTTCCGCTCATCAGCTTATGGATGCTGACCTTTGTCGTCTTGCCGCAGCGGCACTGGCACAGCCAAACGGCACCATCGCTCGATCCGCCCGGTAACCTGCGTAAAGCTACGAGTCTGCTGAATTTCACGCCGACGATATTCTTCAGTTTCCGCGTTCGTGCCGATTCGCGCATCCAGCATCCGCAACTTCTTGTCCGGTTGCTAAGCAGTGCGCTGACAGCAATTGTCTTGCGTTTTCCGCACTTGCAGCGACATACGCAGGAGCGTTTCGGCCCAACTTTATGTCCTGGAACTACTCGCACAACTTCAAGCCTGCCGAAGCGCCGACCGATAGCGACTTTCACAGGAATGGTCATGGGAAACCATTCTACCGTGAAATCCTATTTTTGCAGCTCGGCTGCTACGGCTACCAATCCAGCTTGCATAACCTCTGCCATTGCTGCCTGTGCATCCTCGCGGCTTGCTTCAAAGGCTGGCTTCAGCCACGGATGGGGCGGAGTATCTCGTCCCCCGAACTCGATCTTGAAACCGGTGCGGCGTGCGCGGCGCTTTTCCGAGGCCATTCCCGGCGGCGCGTGGCCGACTTCAACGAATTTTCCATAAACACCGGGACTGGTCGAGGAATCAGGGCCTCCGGCATACTTTCCGCGTTTTCTTACCTTCAGTGTTCCGCGCGCATATCTCGGCCCGATAACGACGTAGTTGTCGGAAAAATCTCCCGAAGTGTTGACGTGAATTTTAACGACAATGCTTTCTTTCAGTTCTCCAGATCGGACAGGTGCGGAAGCTTCTGCAGCAGCCGCAATGATATCTCCGCCAGCCTGAAGCGCTTCCCGTGCAATTTTCGATTCCAATTTCGCCGGGATCGACTGCATATTGCGCTCTAGTTGGGAACTGTCGAGGGTAAAGTTTATTCCATCGGCCATGCTTTGAGTCCGTCGGCCTGATTGTCGAGACTAGGAATTATGAACGAAGGAACTTCGTCGAATGCTGTTAGTTCTGAATCTGCGACCAGCCCGCCTAGCACTTCGTCATGCTTTGTTCCGACGGCGAGAGTCGTGTCGGAGTTCATCACGCGCAGTACGATCTGTCCGTCTTCAATGGAGAGGATTTCACAGAGAAGTTGGGCTGATCCGCCTTCTCGGAGTTCTTGGCCGTTGATGTCTTTCATTGCCGGGGAGTTTCGCCCGCAGTTGCGAAATATACTGGAGCTGGTCCTGATGGACTTGTTGGTGCCGCTCCGACCTTCAGGTTGCCAAAGGTATTTTCCATTTCGCGCCGGAAACGCTTAGTCGCTTCGGGATCAACGTCGAAGGTGTCGCCGCGCATTACGGCTTCCGCAAATTCTCGCATCTTGTCTTC